ATCGAACTTCTTGTATGCGATGACTAGGCCCACAACTAAGGCAGCGATGGCGATAGCAAAGAGCACGACAGGGTTAGCGGCCATGACAGCGTTGAAGGCAAGCTGAATTGCTGCAAAGGCTTTGGTGGTGGCAGTCCAGATAGTCATGGCAGCGTTGACACCCACGATGGCTAGAGCTAGGCCACCGATAACACCGGCAATGATGACGAACACAGTTGAATGCTCAGAAGCCCAAGCGCCCATCTTGGTCAGGAATGGCAATACTGCCTCAATAGCTGGGAGCAGTGCAGCGCCGATTGACTCTTTGGTTTCAGCTAGTGCCACGCCTAGCCGTTTGAATTGTCCTTGTGCCGTGTTAGCAGCTGTGGTTGCAGCGCCTCCAGTGGTCTTAGCCATTGCAGCCATGACCTCATCAAAGCTGGCACCGTCCTTGATCATCTGGCGAAGCTCAGGCGACAGCTTGGCTAGGGCAGTCATGTTGCCGCCGTATGCCTTCTCAAGACTGGCCGTGACAGTAGCCAGTGGCTTGCCTGTACTTGCAGCAATGTCCATAGCAGCGGTTGCTAGTTCCTGTGCCTTTGTAACTGATCCTGTTGCCTTGGAAAGTCGAGCCAGAACAGGCCTCAGCTCATCATCAGTCACGCCCAGCAACTTGCCTTGCGTACTGATCCAGTTCTCATTGGCTTTGATTTGAGCGTCAGTGGCTCCAGTGGTTTTCTTTAGTGTCGATGCCAGCAGTTGCTGTGCAGCGTCATCCTCCATGGCACCCTTGGCAGCATCGAACAATGCGACACCTAAACCTGCTACGGCAATACCGGCAGGCACTGCTGCCTTCTTGATAGCAAACTGTGCCTTTTGGCCAGTGGTCTCAAGCTGTTTGAATTGGGCGACAGCCTTAGAAATGCCTTTGCCGTCAAACTCGCTGATAATTGGGATAGTAATGGCCATTAGATTCTCCCGTTGTTGCCTGTCATCTTCATGACACGATTGACTAGATCACGCACTTGGTTGTCCACCTCAGTCTCTTGGGCTGCGTATGCTCGCCAGATAACTCGAGATGGTGATCCAAAGCGCGCTTGCAGAGCCTGAGATAGTGTGCCTTTTCGCGCCATGTCGAACAGGGTAGCCTGCGGCCCACCCCACCTGATGCCAAAGGTTGCGAGGTTCTGGCGGAAGCCTCCAGGTGCATCACGCACCTTCTTGCCACTGGTAAAAGCCTTCAAATTCTTGTTCACTTTTTTTGCATCCCAAGCCATGAGCTCAGCGCCACTCTTGCCAGTCCACGAACGAGCCATACCCGATACCGGTGCATCATCTGGAATGTTCTTGCGAGCCTCAACCAGCACAGGATCAACGATTGCTTTGTACTCAGTGGTGATAGACCTACGAAGCTTCTTGTCGATTTTGTTCAGCTCAGCAAGCGCTTCCTTGAGACCAACGACCTCAATAGGGCCAAGCTCACTTGTCACTTGCGCCTACTTTTGTTGATCACATCGATCACTGTGTTCATGTCCTGAATCTCGAATGGTATTTGTGGAGGCCACCACCCTGTCTCAACCAGCAGTTCTGCTAGTGATCGAGAGTAGGTGCCCCCTCGGTGGGGTTTGTTTCGTCATCCGATACAACTTCGATATTGACCAGGCGCTTCACATAGTCATCAAATACTGCCGGCACTGAAATGCCGTGTACCTTGCAAGCCTCAAATGCCATGAATGCCAAGTCCTCGAGACCTACGCCAGAGGCAAGGTTGGAAGCCTTCTGTTTGAACTTTCGTTCCCAAGCAATGATGACATACAGGTTGGTTTTGACTTCGTATGTGGTCTGGTCTGTTGTGACTTTGAGCGTTAGTTGCATTGTGTGTTTCTTTGTTTATGGTGCGGTGATGTCGCGTACCCAGGTGCCGCCTGTGAAGGAAGCCTCTACGGTTGCGAGCTCGCCAACTGTGGAGTTGATTGGCGTGAAGGATGCCAGCATGCAGTTAGTGATCACATACTCAGGGTTGGTGGCTGATTCGGTTGCACCTGATGGCGAGATTGTCAGCACTGTGGAGCCAGTACCTACGCATGAGGCAAGGATGGCCTCAACCTCGGTAGCGCCATAGCTGAGGAAGAATGTGATGCTTACCTCTACTGATTGAAGGCCTCCAACGAAGCGGTGGCCGGTATCCCCGAAGGCAGTTGACTCGAGAGCATCCTGGCCAATGGTGATGGAACAAGCGTTGGCCTGATCGCTCAAATCCGTGGTGGTGGCACCCTGTGTGATTCCGATAGTTGCGTTGGATAGGAATGTTGTTGTTGCCATTGGTGGCTCCTTTTTCTAGTTACGCCGTACTGCTACGGCAACGGTCATGTCATAGCAGGGAAGCATCTGTTCGCCGTATGAGGCGAGTGATGGCCTTCCATCCACTATGGCTATTGGTGAGTTCATGATTTGATCAACAACTGTCATGAGGTAGTTGCCGGAATCGCTGTTGCCAGGTGGCCCAGCTAGTACTCGGATGACTAGCCGAATGTCGCCCACATTGTAAGTGAAGGCATCGAGCGTTGGCAGCTCAATCATGACGGACAAAGGGCGAGCGTTTCGAGGGTCTGTGACGGGTGCCAAACCGAGCGCGGTGAGTTGTGTCTTAACTGCTGTCACAGCTTCATACAGAATACCTGATGCAGCCATTAGGCAACCTGTGGCCTTCCACAGCCGAGCAGTTGCATGATCTGGCCCAGTGACATGGTTGGTGTGCCCATGCCCATGGAATCAAAGCTTGAATAGCCATCAACGGCACCCCTGGTTCGATATTGAACCGCGGCATAGTTAATGGTCCCAAGTTTTGCTGCACCATCTGGAGCGCTACTTAACGAATCGGTGTAACCAGCCTCACGCCTTTTCCGAAACGCCCAGCTGTTGGCCGCTGAAACACACACAGCAACAAATGCGGTGTCATTGGCCGTAGCCACATCAATGCCAAGCCAACTGATCACATCCGCGCTGGTAATCCAACTTGGGCTGGGCGTAAATGTTACCGTGCCAGATGCAGCTGCATCTCGAGGTGCATCAGTACCGGCATTGGCATAGATGAACTGGTTTTCAATGATGACCTCATAGTTGAATACCAGATCACCTTCTTCGGAGACACCCAGGAACTCATAAGGCTCGGTAGAGATGACAGTCGCGGTGGCGTTGAAACCACCAGCTGTGGCTGCCACCACTACCGAATCTTGAGGTTGGATGTCTGTGTCAACGAAAGTCTGCAACACGGCATAGTTGTCTAGTCGCGTTTGGAATGCGATGTTGTAACTAGCCATTGTTTTGCAGTCTTTCTAGATTGTCTTTATCAGACGAATGCAGCCTTGACAAACTTGGTTGGGTCAATCATCAGCGTGGCCAGGTAACCGCGGAATGCGATTGTGCGGCTCATTGTTGATGGGACATCAATGCTGAGTGCACCCTTTTGCTGTTCGAAGATTTCGTATCCTGTTGGGTCTCCCACAATTACTGTTGAGCTAGCAAAGTTGCGATCAACCACTACACGAAGCCCAAAGGCCATCATGTCTGTTGAGTTTGCATTCGATGCTCCAAATGAGTTCATTGGTCCGACATTTGGGAACAGTGGGCGGTCTGCCGTGTCACTCAGTGAGGAAAGGCTGGCCCACACATTAGGTGCAAGGAACAGATGCGTTGGCAAGTTGCCATTGCTTGATGAAAGGATTGTTGATGCTGCACCATAAATCCATTCAACCCAATATGCAGGGTCTGCACCAGATGCGCTGGCAAAGTTACGAGTTACTGATGCTCCGGTAGCGAGGTTGTCGGCAGCCACATTGTCTGTTTCATTTGCATAAATGCGAGCCATGTCATCAAGAAGCAAACCAATGATTTCCGGTTGGGACCAGTCGATTGATTGTTCGGAAAGGGTCACATATCCACCGTATGTGGCCTTGGTGACTTGGTTGTCTGTAATGACAAAAGTGCCTTGTGTGAGCGCCGAGTTTTCAGATGCTTGGTTGCCAATGCTGGTGTGTGTTGTTACCTCTGGTCGGATGAACACCTTGCCACCTTGTGGCATTGCTTTAACACCGACTGCATCAATGACAGGGCGGCGGCCAATGAAGTTGTTGTACACGGGTTGCACAATTGGCAAGGGAAGGACACCAGGAATGTCGCTGGTGATCACATTGGGAGCTGCAGCGCGTAGCCCCTCGCTCATTTCGCGCCACTGGTCTCCTCCGATAAATGCGGCTGAGATATATTCGGCAGCGGATGGCATGATGAATTCACGCTTGGCCGTTGCATAGATAGGGGTTGTTGGGATGATTGAAGCCTCGACCTCAACCACTGGGGTTTCTTGTGTTGCCACTTCTGGTTCCTCCTCGGAATCTGTTGGGGTGGGTTCGGTTGCATCAGGTTCCGATGCAGCGATTTCTGTGATGACAGCATCCTTGAATGCTGGCTGTGCAACAAGGCTAATCTCGACTAGATCAGCTTTAGATACGACCATTACGCCGTTCTTGTCGTACTTGTACTTAGTGGGGACAGCACCAACGCTCACCGAATCGTACGCGCCTGCTTTTACAAGTTCGATGGCGTCAGCTGCCGCGCCCGTTTTTGCGAAGGTGGCCGTGAAACCTAAACCTTCGGGCATGTCTGCAAGAGATGACACGATGCCGCGCAATGCTGACATGTCGTGATTTTCAAGAAGCTTGGGGGCTTTCATGTTGAGATCAAAAGCGCCGCGCGTAAAGGACACCTTGGTGCCATCCA